CCTCTGCGTAACCCATTGTGATATGCGGAATAAAACTCTCTGGTTGACTGTAAGGAGATACGACAATGCCCTGACCTTCCAACCATTCGACTATGCCGGTCTGCCACGTTGTCAGGTCTGTATTCTGTCGGATACGAAAGTGCAGCGCGTAATTGCCTACCCCTTCAAACCGGTTCAGTGAGCCTACCTTTAATGCGATAGACGGCAGTTCTAATCCCTGAATCCAACCCACGACCCGCGCCAGTTGCCCGTCGCTGACATTGGGCAGATGAACTATGGTCGTGTGATAACTGCCCGGTTCATTCCAGGTGACTTTGTAATCCTTGCAAAACTCCTTGACCTGCCGCTGCAAAATCAGCAGGTTAGGGTCATTGGCAAACCCCAACATCACCGTCAGTGACCGGTCAGTATCCCGGTCAACTTCTGACGGCGTGGTTGTCTGCGGCAGTAACGCAATGGGCGTTCCCGCTGGCAATGCCGGGGCAGATACTGGCGGGGTATCCAATTCCTGAACCGTTACACCGCTGGCTAACAGGTCGCCATTGGCATAGGTTGGCTTGCCGGTATGTTCACGCGCTTCATTGAGCGTCCAGATACCCCCGGCATACCCCGACGTGGCGTTCGCCATTTTGATACTATCCGCTTCAGTTTCGGTTGCCATTGAACTGAAATCGAACTCAAAACGGGTATCCTTGCTGCTGTCTAAAAAGGGCAAGCAACTATCGTTAATGAACGCCTGCAAATCCAACATAAGCGGCTTTACGCGCATGTTGATAAAGTTTGCCATGACGTTATCCGCGTCTTTGTAGGGTGTACTGGTGTTATCACCTGTCAATACACGCGGTACACCAAACGCCTGAAAAATCAACTGGTTAATCGGTTCGCGTAAAGCATCCTGCTTTTCGATGTCCGGTTCAGGTAGCACGTCAACACTCACCCCGCGCCGGGAAAGCATCGCCCGCCGTCGGTTGCCTACGCCTTTATGATTCTGCCGGAGCAGTTCCACCAGCGCGTCGTACTCCATATCCCCAAACATTTGCCCATCATTGGGAGATATGACCATACCGGGCATTGCATCATTCTTAAAGAACGCTTGTAGGAACGTGTTCAGATTGCGGTCAATGTTGATTTCCTGAACAATGCTGGCAACTAAGGACGCGCCACGTGTGTCATAGAACGGGTTAAAACCGTGATTGTAGGCGATTTCCTCAGGCTTATAGATTGCGTAATCACCCTGGCTGTTATAGCGAAATTGGGTGATATAGCCGGTGTAATCCTCGACCTGCATTCCCTGGCTATTCAACACCTGTAAACGCGGGCTGCTGTTGAATTGCGACTTGCGCTTGAGAACGTATACCGCGTCTGTCAGCATGGTATTGTAAATCATGGCCGTGATGAGGCCATTGTTCAGATTGCGTTGATGCCAGCGCTCGGTTTCAAACCATACATGCCGGGGCTTCACGTCCTCAGATAACGCAAGGTCTTCGTCATTGGTGCGGTCATAGGTGCTGTTGCGAATGATCTTGCGCGGCACTTGCCCCGCTGCCCAGGCGTAGGTGTCCACGCAAACGCGCACGGCGGATACTGCAAGATAGGCTTGCGCAAAGCTACTGTCGTCATTCGTAAAGGCACTCGCACCGGCAGTACCATTGTCCAAATAAAGGCCACCCGCGTTAGGGAATAGCGGGTATGCTGCCCAACCCCGCTGTGAGACATCTATCCCGCGCAAGGCTTGGAATGCCGCTTGTAACCGTGTCGTAATCGGTAAATTAGGCAAAGAAGAATCCCCATTTTTGTTGATGGTCTATTCCATACCATGCTAACGCCAATGCCATCACACAATCATCATGCAAACCAGACGGGGCGCTGTACTGACTGCGACCCGTTGCCGTTACCGTGCGTTCATAGGCCATTAGTTCCCCTCGAATAATCGGGTCATCTAATACGCCAATTTCATCCCGATCAAACGCCAATACCAAACTCTCAATAAGCGGCGGTTTACTCTTGGGCGTAGTATCAAATGCGATAACCGGCAAGCCCTCTTTTTGTAACGCTTCCACATTAGGACTTCCCGCGCTATTGCGTTCAGCAATGATAGTCTGCAATCCCCATTTATCGTGCATGGTCATGATCCGCCCGCGCTGCATTGACCAGTCCATCTGCCGGAAGCGGTCATAGTCTACCACCTGCCGGGTTGCTCTATCCATGACGATCATCACGGTGTAATCCTGCGTTTGGGCAAAGTCTATTCCGGCCACAAAATCACCCTCGTATGGGTCACGTCGCTCTAATATGCAGCGTTGGTCAACATAGCGGAAAACCGCGCCCTGTCCTTCCAGAAATTCAGCTAATATTTCTTGCCGGTACATTTCCTCAGTCATGTTAGAAGTCAAGCGATTTAATGCCTCTTCTGAAATGTAGGGGTTAGCAGTTGTTGGGAATGACCAGCATTTCCAATCTTTATTGTCCGAATTTAAGGATTGAATATATAATGACCAAAACCAGTTCCTGCGTTTAGGAGTTGATAAAAACCAAGCATCACCATCGCGGTCTAAGAGCATAGGCATACCCACTTCATTCCAGACCGCCGGATTCAACCATGCACATTCATCAAAAATCAATAAGTCAATATCTCCAAAACCGCGCAAAACGTCAGGGTTACTACCTGTTTTAACCCGAATACTCCCCTCCCGATATTTAATCAAGCGCTTGGATTCATTTTTATAAAAGCCAGGAGCATCCCACAATGGCGCTAACCAACGCTTAAGATAATCCCAAAACACATCGGTTTGATCTTGTGATGGACTTGCAAATCGAACATTTTTCCCATCTAATAATCCATGTCCACCATATTTTCCTCCACCAACTCCTGCTAAAGCCGCAACATGCGTTTTTCCAGCACGTCGCCCACAAGCTAATACTTTGTATTTAGCCGGATGTTCGATGATTTCGCGCTGCAAGGGGTACGGTTGCGGTAACGCTAAATCAATCTCCCTCGCCAGCGCCGCCGCTATCCAGTTTTCCGCCTGCGCGTCCAATTCACTGTACACGTTCACCTACTAAAACGAGTTGGTCACTACCAAACGCAACTGGTATCCCATCCAGATAATAAATCTTTGTATCTTCTACAATCCAGGCAATACGTACGATGACACTGATACATCCCGCATAATTGGTAAGCCCGAAACTGTCGAGATTATGGATAACCTGCACATGGTCTCCCAGATTAAATATACCGGTCTCCTCACTGTACACGTTCCGCCTCTTGCGCCAGACGATTGAATACGTCTACGGGATTACGCCCTGCCTTTTCAATAGCCTCCCAAGCGCGGGTGACGACTTCGATGTTGACTTTGATTTCAATTCTCTCTGGTACGGCTGTACCGAGCAACTTCATTTCCCGGTCAATCGCGCGTAACGCCAGTAACCCATCCCGGTCAAGAAACGCTTGCCGTTTAATCTCCTGGATTTCGGCTAACTGGCGTGCCTGATGTTTGTTGGTATTCTGGGCAGCATTGGCTTGCCATTTCCGACGCAGTAACGCAATATCGCTATGGATAGTCTGGCGCGTGTACGGTTGCCCGTTTAACGGATTTAGAATTTGATTTGCACCTGGTTTTGCCAGCGCTTCGGCAATCTCGCGTTCTGTCATTCCCCGAACGCGCAAATGAGCGACAATTTCCCGTCGCCGTCGTGCTACATCATTTTGACTGCCGTTTGCTAATGTCATAGTTGCAAGTCCATCGAGTTCGGGTGTCAGTTTGGTTTTACGTCCTGCCGTTGGAATGTACCTTGACCGGCTCTAAGCCCATGTCCTGTAATCGCTGTAATGTGACAGCACAGTGGCGCGGTTCTATTTCTAAACCATAGCATTTACGCCCTAACTGATGTGCTGCTACCACAGTTGTGCCAGAACCGAGGAATGGGTCATAAATAATGTTTTCCGGAAAACAATCGCCAATTAACAAACGTATCCAGTCAATCGGTTTCTCGTGACTATGCAACCCATCTGTGTGAAAATGTGCGAGATGCTCAACAAACACATCACTTAGGTGTTTTCCTCTAGAATCGGGCACAAACTCATATCCACCGCGCGTATTCTG